TAGAATATCTTTACAAAAAGATACCAACTCCAAATAGCGTTTCTAACACTTTGGATTTTGCTCCGCGAAATTATTATGAATGCACTGGGAGTTTTGGGACTATAACTGGTAGCGGGGATGGATCACTTTCTTACGGAAAAGACAGTTTAGTCGCTTGGTGGGACGCTAGCACGGGGATAGTTGACGGTGGTTCTACCGTGGGGATGCTCGATATCCATACGGGGGGTATTCATTTAACTGGCAGTGGAGAATTTAAAGGAATCTCCCAGGATTATAAAGAAGCCCCATTAACTCTCCTCCAAAACCCAACACCGACATTCCCTAACTTTGGAGGGTTTCCTGGGACTGACGGATTTAGCTATGCAAGAAGTACATAAGTGCAAAGGGGAAGTCACAGCCCTACATAAAATAAAAGAAATATCTCATGAGCATTTTAAACAGGAAATCTGTGGATTTTTAGGTTATGATCATGAAAAAAAAGAATTCATAATTCAAAAAGAGGACAATATCGCAACAAACCCTCAATCACATTTCTTAATAAACCCCCTAAGCTATTTGCTCTTCAAAGATTCTTATAGTATGATAGCGGTTTTTCATAGCCATATCGTAGGAGATGAAACAGAATCTGAATTTGATGTCAAAATGTCAGACAATTGTTGCCAACCATTTTTGATATATAGCCTTAACACAAAAAAAATAAATATTTATACGCCCGAAACTATAGAATCAGATGTAAATATATTGGAAAGGATAAAGGCTGTAAAATGACAATAGTAAATATACATGGAATTCTAGGGCGAGAGTACGGTAATTCGTTCTTATTAAGCCTACCTAACCCAAAAGATGTTTTGGAGGCCATAGATTGTAACAGGCAGGGGTTTTTACAACGATTAGTAGAGCTACAAAGAGAAGGTCTTTGTTATGATATGATTATCAATAAAAAAAGAATTACCAATGGACCAGATATGGATCATATGTCAAATCCAGCTACTGTAGACCTTGTCCCAGCTATCTCAGGTAGTGGCCCCTTAATGGCCCCACTTCTCATGACTACGGGCTTGTTTACGGCAGGGTCAGCTGGTCTCGCTTTCGCGGCTTCCATAGCTAATTTCGTCCTTTTCGCGGCTATTAGTTACGCTCTAACACCTAAACCCGAAAACGAAGCTTTAGAAATATCGTCTAAAGCGTCAAAAAGCTCTTTGATTTTTAGTAATACTGTCAATTTAGCGAGTCAAGGGTCACCAGTCCCCATAGGCTATGGACGCTTACTAGTCGGCTCGCAAGTTATACAAGCCACAATAAAGTCTTTCCCTCAACACCAAGCCCCCTCAAAAGCTTTACGAGGTAGCGAAAGTAACCCCGTTTTTGTAGGAAATAGAGTATTATGAAGCATCTTCTCAAAAAGCTGAGCATCGCAGGAGCAGGAGGCAAAGGCGATAAACCTAAACCTCCTATTTATAAACCCCCTGTTATGGGGGAACTCCAATATGGAGCTTCGCACAGCTATGCGGAGACGTTGGATTTATTAAGCGATGGGCCCATCGAAGGTATTGTTAATTCACATGGAGAATTAGTAGATGGTTTGAAGATATTGCAAGGTATTTATTTAGATAATACACCTGTAGCTGTGACTCAACAATCTGCGAGAAAATCTAATGAGCTAACGCCTCTAGAAGTTGATAAAATTAATTCTTTTAATGTAGAATTAGATAGCTCAGAAGGAGCCACGTATTTAAGTAAATTTTTTCAAGAATTAGAAGAAGTCGTAAATAGAAGTGCAGCTGGTAAAATAACAGCTTTAAACTCTGCCAGCGCTGGCGGGGTAGATATTTTCGAAGCTGAAAGTTGGCAAGATGTCGGCATGATGTTCTTGAGGGATAACAATGAAAGGAACCATGACCTGGTGCGTTACAGTAGTCATAGCCCATTCTACCCACCTGTTTTGCCATCTACCAAAACTGAATTCGCCCTTTCCATTAGAGCTTACATTAAATATAGAGGCGCAGGTGGCGCTCTAACATTCATACCGTATTTAAATGAAGAAACAATATCTTCAGTTGATAATACAAACCCAGCTTATAGGAATGACGCTCAACCAAAAGGGCCTATACAAGATGGTAGTTTAATATGGGGGGAGACTACACTAACATCCTCTAAATTCTTATTCGCTTTCAATTCAAATCTAGAGACTGAGAGTGTTTTCGTCCCATTTAATAGGGCGCAGCCAGTTTTAAACCCTAACTCTATATTCGCTGATAATATAAGAATCCTTAACAATTCAATACTGCCAGATCTCAATGATATTTTAACATTATTTAATACAAATAATATCGGCGCAAACCAACCGCAACAAACACTAGCGAAGAGGGCTTTGGGTAGAATAGGGTGGACAGAAGGAAGTGTAGAAAACCTCTTCACTGAGTATGTAAATGGGGAATCAGGAGGGATAGCAATATGTAAGGTGACTTCCTCGAACCCCAATTTAATAGGTAAAAACATATTAGATGGATCTTCTTTGATGGAAATGCAGACTTTGCCTTATGGATCTAACTACGGTTTTAACCTTATAGCTTATATGCAAAACAACGGGATAAAAGTCACTGATGTCACTTGCCCCGTAGTCTCTAACGATGGTATTTTAACTGGAGCTATGCACGGGTTCTTGATTTTCCAATTCCCTATAGAAAACGAAGCTATCGATAATTTTACTAATACTAGCCGAGGAAGAAGGATTACTTATGGAAAAAACTACACGCTTAAAATTCCACAAGAAATTATAAAGGGGTTAAAAGATTTAAACTCTTTAAGATACACAAGAAGGACTGGAAATGAATCAAGCTATTCGACAATATCTGTAGACCCTACGGTTAATAATATTCAAACGAATAACTTAAAATTTAATTACAGTAACGTTTTAGCCGAAATACGCAAAGGCGAAGAGAGTCAACAGCCTTTCGATAATTTCAAAAATATTTTTATTGATCATCAATATAGCAAGGAGCTATTCGGGCCTTTCGGGACCGCTAAAGCTAACGGTAACGCCAATAACTCAGAGGAACAAACAAATGCACCACAGCGTATCACCGCTAATCCCTCTATGCTATCAAGAGAAGAAGTAGTCGGGCAATCAGCCTCTAACTTCAATACATTATTAGAAAATGGTTTACCCGTTGGTGAAGGAAGCGATGACGAAAGACTAGATGCTGGAAGAAAGTCTAGAAATTATTCATCTTGGGCAGAAAGCTCTTTAGCTGATTTCGATGAAGACGCTATCTCAGTCATACATATAATCTACAATCCTAATGTAGAAGAGGCTTTTATAACTTTAGATGTTTCTTCTCTAAAAGACACTCTTGTCAAAGAAGTCAAAAACGTAAGGGATGGAAGATTAGAAGATAATAAAGATTTGAGTATAGGAACAAGTTTCCCTACCGTATTAAACATAGAAGTAGAAACTGGCTTTATCGGTAAAAAAAGCGATAACTCTGAAGGGAAAATGCCATTTAGAAAATACTACTTCAGGATAGTAGCTTTAATAGAAGGAAGCACTTTGATCGACATTGGCAACCCCGATTATAAAGGAGCTAGCGGTAGAGAGTTTGTAGTAGAATTAAATGGGGCAGATGATAATCTCAACTATCTTTCTCAACCTTTCCAGTTACCCCCTAACGAAGCCCAAGAAAAGAGTTCTCTCACAGCAAATAGAGAACAAGTTATAGAGGCTGGAGTTGTCGGTGAAATGCAAACGCGAAACAGATATGTAAAAATAACAAAACTTTCTTATGAGAGTAATTCTGTCCTATTAGATAAAGTCGTATCGGTTCGCAAAGTCACAGAAATTATCAATGCAAATCTACCCTACCCATTTTCTGCTATAGTAGGTACGAAATTAGATTCTAGGTCTTTTGGCAGTATTCCCAAAAGAGCTTATGACTGCAAACTCAAAAAAGTAAAAATCCCTAGAAATTATTTCCCAACTAATAAAGGCATAGATAAAAGATATTACGATACTGAAGAGGAGTTCGATAATGCTAGCCAAAAAGATAAATTAATTTATAAAGGAGATTGGGATGGCTCATTCCATGAAACTCTACAATGGACAGATAACCCTGCATGGATATTGTATGATCTATTAACTAATGTCAGATATGGTATGGGTTCGCATATCAATATTAATCAAATTAATAAATGGCAACTCTATAAAATAGGTAGATTTTGCGACAATGTAGATAACCAAGGTTATTTCTTAGGGGTCACAGATGGTAGAGGAGGGAAAGAACCCCGTTTCTCTTGCAATATAGTCTTTGATCAAGGAGAAAAAATATTTGACGCTATAAACACTATAGCTGCACTCTTTAGGGGAAGGACTTTCTTTAGCAATTCTGAGATTAACTTCGTGGACGATAGACCTAGAACCGCGATTAATTTGTTTACTAACGAAAGCGTCAAAGATGGTTTGTTTTTCTACTCCAACAACAGAAGAGACCAACAATTCAATACTATAGAAATAGGATATAAAGATAGATTTAATAACTACGAACCTAAAATAGAAGTTATTGAAGACGAGGAAGATATAAAAGAGCGTGGTATTTTCAAGAAACGTATAGAAGGTGTAGGCATAACCTCTAGAGCTATGGCCCGTAGAGCCGCTAAACATCAAATCTTTTCCAAAATAAAAGAAAACCAACAAGTAGCTTTTACTTCGGGTTTAGAGACTCTCTTATGTAAACCTGGAGATCTGGTTATAATAGAAGATGAATTAAAAACCAATATAACTAATTTCGGCAAAGTTTTAGATGTCAATTTAGAAAACGAGACAATTAGAATTAGCAATAACTTCTCTGATACTATGAATACTGGAGTTCTAACTGTGTATAGTCCTACTGGCGTAGATAGTATAGATGAGTTAGATACTATAGCTAATCAAATTAGACAAAGATATGACAGCTTTACTATTACAGGTTCAACCTCGAACTCTTGGCATCCTTTCACTGGAGAGTATCACTTTTCAGGTTATACTGAGGGATACGAAGCTTCTGGATTTGTTAGTGGAGACACTAGATATTCTGCTTACGCTTCTTATACAGGAACAGCTAGCAAAAACGTATATTTCGAAACAGGTGTAACTGGCTGGGTTCTTGGTTCTGGAAACGCTATATCTTTAGCTTCTGGTGATTTTATCGCCAAAGATACAGGCGCTCAAAGCCTCCTAACATTTAATACAGGAGAAATAGCTGTTCTAGATATGAATTCTGGCGATAAAAGGGGAAGCTCTGTTGCATTTGCTGGTTTTGATTTAAATAGTTTTACAGGCTATAGTCGAGGTATAACTAATTATGAGCTATCTAATATAGCCCCTGAGCAAATAACAGAAA